TCATTCCGACAAACGCCCTCCGTTCGTTCTCAGCTCCCGGCGCTTGACCGTGCCCTGAACGATCTGGCGCTGCGTTTTCTTGACGTAGCGCGGCAGCGTTCGGGCGCTCTTGTGGCGGCTGATTGCCCGGATCTGCGAGTCGGTCAGGTCGGCGTCGCCGAGCTCCGTCATGCCGCCATGCCGGAACGAGGCGAAGGTCAGCGCATCGCGCAGGCCGGCCGAGCGGACGATCTTCTTTACCCGGTGTCGCATGTAAGTGAGATCGCCCGATCCCGTGATCCAAGGAACCGGCCGCTCCGCCGCTTCGTCAGCCCAGTCCCGGACGATCAGCGGGCCGGCGATCCGGCCCCGCTTCAGCCCGTCGAGCCGGTCCATCAGCTCCGGGAAGAGACGGGCGCCCGCGTCGTCGAGGAGCGGTATCCAAACCTCCTCGCCCGTCTTCGGGTGGACGATCAGGACCTCGTCCGGCCGGTCCTTCGGGCGGTAGTGCTCGGCCAAGAACGCGCCGAACACGTGCTCCTCGCGCTGTAGCCATTCCCAGGCGACCATTGCGGCCGTGCCGAGCGAGCTGAGCCCGCCGGCATCCGCCGCGCCCACGAAGGCTAGCAGCTCGGCGTGATCGGCGGTCGGCGTCTCCTTCGAGACGTCCTTCAGTCCCATCCGAGCGAACGGGTTCTGCGCCGGCACCAGTTTCGGCTCGGCGCGCCCGACGACATTCCAGGCCCGGCGACACGACTTCATCGCGTGGTTCACCGTCGTCCGCCGCTCCCGGCCGTCGACCACGAGCAGCTTCTCGAAAATCCGATCGGCAACGGCGGCCGTGATGCTTCGAAGCTGAAGCGTGCCGAAGCGCCGCCCATCCTTCAGCAGGTGATCGGCCACAAGCCCAAGCCCTAGATCGTGGTTGCTGCGCTGGCTCTTGCTGAGCGCGGTGTAGCGCTCGCTCGCCTTGTAGGCGGCAGCCAGCCAATCGAAGGTCCCGGGCGTCATGCGGCTCGGCACGAGGTCGGACCTGCCGCCGCTTCGCCAGGAATCGAATTGCTTCAGGAGCACGCTCTCGGCCCTGTTGCAGGCCGCCGCGTAGTCTCGGCCGAGGGGCTCGCCCGCAACCGGGCACCCCTTCGCCCGCGCCCAGGTCGGCGGCTCGAAGAAGTAGCCCCACGCCTCCTCGCCGCGCAGCCACTTCCGGCGCACGTATCGGGGCAGCGGCTGGCGCGGCGGGCGAGGCCTCATATCAGCTCGGCGACGTTCTCGACCTCGTCATCGTCGGCGATCCCGTGCCGCGACGCAACGAAGCGGCGGCAAGCCTCGAGCGCCCAGATCGGCTCGCGGCGGGCTCCCCTGCCCCGCTGCGCGGTCGGCTTCGGCACGTCCCCGTCCTTGATCCGACGCGCGAGTTCGGCCGTGTCCCGGCAGTCGAAGAACGCGGCCGCGATGTCGGCGCGCATAACCCCGGGCCAGGCGCCATGCGGTGGGAAGCGGGCCGGGAGCGGGCCGGGCATTCCGCGCTACCCCTCCCCCTTCCGGCTCGCGGCCTGCAGCCTTCCGATCTCGAAGGTCCCCGGACTGGCGGGGGTTCCGGCCGCCTGAGGCAGCGGTGATCGCTTGAGCTTGGAGGCCTGCTTCGCCCTGATCTGCTCGACTTTCGTCCAGATCCGAGCGAGCTCGCGTTCGCCAGCCGCATGCATGTCCAGGCCGTTCGCGAGGCAGAGTGCGGCGAGGGTGATCTGTACGCCCCCGACCTCCTGGTCCGGCTCCCCGACCGGCCGGGCGTAGACGTAGTCGACCAGCTGATGAGCTTCGGCCGCGGTGCAACCGCAGGCCTGAACGAGCTCTATCGCCTCCTCGAGGAATCGATGGTTGCGCTCGATCCGATCGGACGCGATCTCCGGTCCGAAGCACGCTGTCATCCAGGGCTGCACGCGATCCTGCAGCGTGGGCTCGCCGGCGGCGCCTAAAGCCGCGACCGCGCGGCCCTCTTGGCTTCGACCGCAGTAGTAGTCTTCTCGGGCCGTGTCGCATCGACAGCTCGGCAGGCAGTCCAGGTGATCGCAGCCTACCCAAGCGCGATCGAACGCCTCGATCGCCTCGGCCGCTCGCGCGATGATGTCGCGGCTCAGCATTCGGATCACTCCGCAGCTTCAAGGAAGGGAAGGGGCGACCGGGTGGCCGGAGCGGCGTCCGCCATGATCGCCCCGACGCATGCCTTCATCTTCGCGACCGAGACGGCGTTGCCGATCTGCTTGATCTGCTCGGTCTTCGTGCCCGTGAACTCGTAGGTCGCCTCGGCCGTGTTGAAGCCCATGGCGGCCGCGAGCTCGTGCGGCTCGAGCATGCGAAACAGGATGTCGTAGCTCTCGGTGCCCTCGACGAGGTTCACGCGGCCGCTGGCGCAGATGGTCGGCGCGGGCTCGCCGATGTCGTGGACCCGCGGCTCCTGGCCTTCCCGCTCGCCGAACTGTGCGGCGATGAACGCGAGCTCGCCCCGGTTCGCCGTGGTGACGGTCGGGATCGGGTCGGCGTCGACGTCGCGCGCCCGGTTGCCGCCGCACGCGTGCGTGATCGGCACGACCATGCCGAATCGTCCCTTGGACGTGACGGTCGGCAGCGGCTCTTCGGCGCTGGCGCAGGTCTCGCCCGAGCCGGACCCGTAGTAGGGCGCGATCATCAGGTGCGAGTGCTTCGCCACCTGGGTCGGCGTGGGCTCGTCAAGGGAGCGCGGCGCACCGGCCGCGTGGCGGGAGAGGATGAAGGGTTCGACCACGCCGAAGTTGCCGCCGCCCGCGTGGACGGTCCCGATCGGCTCCTCAAGGCTCTTTACCCGGCGGGTATGCGGATCGACCTCGTCCGGGCCGGCACCGTGCGCGGCCGAGAGCACGAACGGTTCGACCAGCATCGGCCGGGCGCAACCCTGCCGCTCTTCGGATGCTGCGCCGCCCGTGGTGATGGTCGGTAGCGGGTCGCCGGCCCCGCGGGGCGCACCGCTGTTGTGCTGCGAGAGGATGATCGGCTCGACAACGGCAATGCCGCCATCCGTTGTGATCGTCGGCAGAGGATCCTGCCCGCCACGCACGCCGGGGGACTTCCGTCCATGCATGTTGCTGCGAACGATGACCGGTTGCGCGAGCCCGATGTGGTTGCCGCCGGCCGCGATCGTTGGCAGCGGGACGTCGATCCCCTGCGCCGCCATGTGGTTCCGCAGCACGACGATGAAGGGCTCCGGCCAGCCGAACTTCACCGCGCCGGCGTGGATACGGGCGAGCGTCTTCGGCGCGAGCGGCTTCTTGCGGTCGAAGATGGACCGGCCCTTGATCGACCAATCGATGATCTCCCGGGCCGGCTTCCACGGCTTCGAGCCCGAGAACAGATCGGCCGAGAGGTCGCCGCGACGGCTATGCGTGGCGACCGGCCAGAGGAGGCGCTTGCCGTCCGAGCGCCCCATGAGGACGAAGCGCGACCGCGTGGTCGCGTCGCCGAAATCGGCGGCGTTCAGCTTGCGCCATTCCAGGCGCTTCATACCGACGCTTTTGAGCGCCGCGATCCAGGCCCGGAAATACTCGCCCTTGCGGGATGCGACCGGCCGGCCGGTGCGGTGGTCGACCGGCGCCCAGGACGTGAACTCCCACACGTTCTCGATGATGATGCGCTTGACCCGCAGCTCGGTCAGCCAAGTGATGATGTGCCAGGGGTCGGAGCGCTGCTGGTCCGAAGTGGGTTTTCCCCCGCGCGCGACCGAATGGTGCGTGCAGGTCGGCGAGGCCATGAGAAGGTCGAGGTAGCCTTCCGGCACGAGCAGGTGCGGCCGCACCGTCGCGATGTCCTGGACGTAGTGCCGGGCCTCGGGGTGATTCCGCTGGTGCGTGTCGATCGCGACCGGCCAATGGTTGACCGCTACCAACTCCATTTCAAGGCCGAGTTCCGCGAGGGCCCGCTGGCAGCCGGTCGACGAGCCGCCAGCGCCGCATAGGAGATCGGCGACCAGGATCTTGCGCTTCACGGGCTGCCCTCGCCAGCGGCTTCGCGCCAGGCGCTCGTGAGGCGAACCGCGCCGTCCCCGTCCTTTTCAGCCAGCCCGGAGCTGACAAGGGCCTTCACAGCCCGCCTGAAACCGCCGCCGCTCGCCGCGTAGCCAGTAGCCCCGGCAAGCTCGCCGATCGTCATCTGCCCACCGGCTCTCACGATTTCGACCAGGAGGCGTCCGGCTCCGTCGGCCAGGCGTGCCGACCAAATCCCGGTCAGGACATCTTCGTTGAAGCCCTGATACGTCCCGGATGGCGCCGGCTCGGAGAGACGCACCCGTCCATCCGCTTCGATGAGAAGCCCACGCGCGATGCTGGCCTTCTTGGCGCGGCGGAACCCGCCCCCGCTCATCGCGTACCCGGCCCGGATCGCAACCGCAGCCCAAGAGCGTGGGCCGTCGATCAGCGTAGCGAGGATCTTCCGTTCCCCTTCAGACGGCTCAGCTGTCAGTTCTTTTGCTGATGCGTCTCGTGTTTTCCGAGCCGGCGTTGCCGCTGGGGCAAGCAGCGCTGCAGTTGCCGCGACGCTCGTTTCCAGGTCGGGTCGCTGCTGGCCCTGCAGCGCGGCCTGCTCCGCGATGGCTCGGTCGAGCGCCTCACGAGCCTCCTTTAACGTGGCGATCGTGAAGGCCCGGGCGATGTTGCCCCCCGTTTCCAGGCCGCGCTCGAAGCCGGCGCTCTCACCGCGGCTGAAGCCCCGCTTCTCGGCGGCTTCGATGGCAGCGGGGTCAGGCGCGGGCTGGGCTGCCCTGGCATCGGAGGGCGCCGCGGTGCTCTCTCCTGCGGCAGGCGTAGCGGTAGCCGCGAGACCGGCTAGGATAACCTGCAGTTCCTTCCCCGCCGGCGGCGTAGGCACGCGGGCCTGACCGCGCTGCAAGTGGGTGGTCAGTACCTCGCCGAAGCGGAACAAGGTCGGCTCGCGCGCGAGGGCCGGACCGAAAGCCCAGAACTGACCCTCGAGCAGGTTCTTGAGGCCTCTCGCCTCCGGTGATGACGGCGGGAAGCCGAGTTCGTTCGCGGCGGCCTTCCGGTCCACGGTGAGCCCAGCCCGACCGATCAGCCAGTTGACGCAGTGGCTCCGGACGTTCGTGTCGATCGCCGAGAACCGCCCCGTGGCGACCACCATCGTGTAGCCGCGCTTCCGCGCGGATGCCGCGAACTCCTTGGCCGCGTCCGACGACGCGACGCGGCCGTCGTTTGGCGCGAATCTCTGCGCCTCGTCGATGACCACCAGCACGGGGTGCCAGAGCCGCTTCGGCGCCTTGATCAGGGCATTGAGGAACCGGCTCACAAAAGCCTGTCCCTGATCGACATCCAGCGAGCCGGTTTGCACAATCGCGGAGAGGCCGTTCTCCAGGAGAGCGAGCGCCAAGGCCTCTGCGTTGTCAGGAGTGGCCGGGCAGTCCCCGTTCTCCCCGCCCGCGATTACGTAATCGAAGCGCTCCCGGAGCGTGTAGAACTCCTCCTCGTCGTCGATGACGATGTGCTGAAGGCGCCCGTGCGTCGCCTCAAGCAGTTTGCGCAGGGATCGAGACTTGCCCGCGCCCGAGTTCGCGATCAGCGCGAGATGAGTACCCACCAGCTTATCGACGTCGACCGAGAATGGTTCACCTGCGCCCTCGGCGGCCCGCCCGATTTCCGGATGGCTCATAGAAGTCTCCCGCCCCGTTGAGGATCGGCGGCGACGCGCGCCTCGAAGTGCCGAGCGATCGCCTCCATCATCGCGATCTCGCGCTCCGCGGCGGCCCCGGACATCGTCCCGTGGCGCACGAGGCGCGGGTACACTTTGCGGCGCTGGCGCAGCTCGCGCTGGGCGCAGGCGGCCAGATCATCATCCGTGAACGGGCCGGCGCTCATGCTGCCACCACGGTCACGCGCTCGGCCGCCCTGGTGACGGCCGTATACCTCCAGCGCCAAGCGTCCTCGCGGAAGGCGGATGCCTCGTCGAAAACGACGACGTCATCCCATTGCGAGCCCTGCGCCTTGTGGCAGGTGAGTGCGTACCCGTAGGTGAACTCGTCCGCCTCGCGCCGCTGCTGAAAGGTCAGCTCGTCCTCCCGGCCGCAGAAGAATTCAGGCGGGACGGTGATGTTGGTGGGCTTCGCCTCGAGGTGGTCCTCGGAGGAGGCCAGCATGCGGATGCCGTCGGGGCGGGCATCTTTCACCTGATCGACGGTCCACAGCTGACCGTTCAGCAGGCGCTTCTCCCGGTTGTTCCGGAGGCAGACCAGCTTGTCGCTCGCCTGCGGTCCGGCGGGGTCCAGGTCCTTCAATTCGCGGATGCGCGCGTTGTAGGAACGGCGCGTCTGGTTCCTGCCGACGAGCACCTGGTCGGCTCCGAGGATCCGATCAGGCACCACCTGGGCCCGCGTGATGACCTCGCTCTTGCCGTAGGAACCGAGCGCGAGCCGACCGCCCTCGCGGATCGTCATCGACATCGCGATGATCGGGTTGTCCCGCGCTTGACGATGCACTTCGGTGAGCATCACGTCGGGCTCCCGGGCGGTGAAGAAGCCCTGTCCCTTCACGGGCGGCAGCTGCGCCGGGTCGCCGAGCACGAGCACCTTGGTCCCGAAGGAGAGGAGGTCGCGGCCAAGTTGGTCGTCGACCATCGAGCACTCGTCGATGATGACGAGCTCGGCCTCGCGCACCGGGCTGAGAGGGTTGAGCCGGAACTTCGGCTCCCACCCGGCCGAGGTCTCGTCCAGGCTGTAGATCATCGAGTGGATGGTCGAGGCGCCGCGGCACCCCTTCCGCTGCAGCACGAGCGCGGCCTTGCCGGTGAAGGCGCCATAGAGGACGCCGCGCTTCAGCCCGCCCGCCAGCTCCTTCGCGAGCGTCGTCTTGCCGGTGCCGGCATAGCCCGCGAGGTAGAAGACCTGCCGGCTCTCATCCTTGAGCCAGGTCTTCACCTCCGCGATCGCCGCGTCTTGCTGGGGCGACCAGGTCACGCGAAGCTTCCCAGGTCGGCGCACTCGACGGCGCGACGCTTCATGCGTTCCCACAAGCGCTCAGCCCGGGCGTACTCGGCGGGCCGCCCTTCAGACAGGATCAAGATGCGAGTTCGGCGGCTCGCGAGGTAGCGCGGCCGCCGCTTAAGCTTCAGCTCGTCGCGGGGTTCGGCGTCGTAGTAGGCGCGCGTATAGACGCGGCGCTCAGGGAGCGGGATGCGTTTCCAGTGATCCCAGCAGACCCACTCGGCCTGCTCGTCGGCCGGCTTCCGCATGCGAGTGCGCCTGCAGAACGGGACCGCGCAGCCGATGCGGTCTGCCGCGATGTTCACGCCGATGCTCCTGGCCCGGCATACCCGGGATGCCGGATCTCCGGCGGCAGCCAGCCCTTGCCGGCGACGTTGGCGACGGCGAAGGCGACCAGGTCGGCCTTCTTCATGCTGCCGGCCTTGCGCGCCTCGTCCGAGTTCACCGCCTCCTCGATCGCCCTGATCACGATCGGCTTCGACGCGCTGGCGAAATAGTCGGCTGGGTCAAAGGTGCCCGCGAGCTCGGTCGCCAGCAGGTCGCTGTTGATGGCCCCGGCGAGCGCGGCGACGCCTGCGTTGCGGGCCGGCGCGTGGTCCGGATGGTGCGCCTGGAGATCAATCGCCCGGGCGGCAACCTGGGCCGCGGCCGCCACCAAATCCTCGGTCGACATTGCGAGGAGACGCTCCAACACGTCCTCGAATTTCTCCGAGCCGTTCGCGGACGCGCCTTGCGAGAAACCCTCAAGCCGAAGCCGCACGGGCTGCCCCGGGTGCCCGCCACAGATCGCGCCCGCGACCAGGGCCGCCAAGCCAGCATGCGGAGAGGCCTTGATCGCGGCCTGCACGCCGAGCGTCATCTGAACGGAGAGGCGGTGAACTAGCGCCGCGCTGATCGTGGGCGTGGCCCTCTCGTCCGGCCCCGCTGCCTTCCCCTTCTTCTCCGCCTTTGCCGCGCTCGGCTTGATGACGCCGAGCCGCACCTCGAGGTCCCCGCGGTGTCCGATGTTGAGGACGCAGCCCGACTTGGCGCGAGCTTCCTCGTCGTAGCGGCGCGCCTCCTGGGCGGCGCGGATAGCATCGTGCTCCGCAAGAGCCGCAGCGGCCTCCGGGCTGGCGTCCCCGGCCTCTATGATCTCCGCCAGAGCCTTCAGGCGCGCCGCCTCGCCCTTCGCGGGCTTGAGCGGCTTGGGCGGAACGGTTGCCCAACTCCATCGCGCTCCGTCGGGCAGGTCCGTCGCTACCGCAGCCCACGACCAGCCTTGCTCGACGAGGCGCGCGCACTCCGCCGCCAACTTCTCGTCCGCAAGCTGCTTCGCGATGGCCGGGTCAGAGATGACGTGATCGGTGCCGAACAGGTCCTCGATCATTCGGCCGCCGGCCGCCTCGTAGGCAGCTCGGCCGACGAACGCGAGATGCTTCCCAGCGTCACCCCGGGCCGCGCCGAATTCACTCCTGATCGTGTGCGGGTAGAGCGCGCTCTGCTTGGTGAGCTTCGCGAGTACGCGCTCCTGTTCCTTGATGGACGGGGCGAGCGTGAATGCTCGGACGCACCCCGTCGCTTCCCGGCCAAGGGCGCCTTCGCGCCACGCGTTCAGAACCTTGGGAGAGAGGCGGCCGAGGGCCAGTATGCGCCGGACCCGATGCGCCTCGATCCCGAAACGACCCGCAATGGCGGCCTCGTCCAGGCCAGCGTCAACCAGCGCCGTGAACGCCTCGTACTGATCCGCCTCGTGAAGCGGCGCCCGGATGGTGTTCGCCGCGAGCCCGATCTCACGAGCATTCAGCCCCTCGCAGGGAATGACCGGGACCGTATCGGTCTCGGCCATCTGGCCGGTGCTCGTCAAGCGTCGGATGGCAGCGAGACGGCGGTTGCCGTCGATCACGAACCACGCCCCGTCGTCGCCGGGAATGGCGGCGAGCGGCTGAATGAGGCCGTGCGCCGCGATGGACGCGGCCAACCCCTCCAAGCCGACATCCCGGTTCGTGCTGCGGACGTTGACGATGCCTGCGGGCGCGCCTTCGTCGTGGCCGAACCGGAGATCCTTGATCTGAATGTTCATCATCGCTGCCGCCCTCTGCTTCAAAGACCGGTTTCGGGGTCGGACGGCTCGCTCCAGCCCGCCCCGTCATCATCGCGGTAGTTCGGAAGGGCGGCCCGAGCCGGCGGCTCGCAGGGCGTGTTCGCGCGAAGGGCGCTCGCCTCGTCCGTGATCGTGAACGAGAAGATCGAGCTCCCGGCGTAGAAGTGCGTGGTCCAGCCGTGCTCGGCAGGATCGCCACGAAGGGGAATGTCGACCCGGAGCATCTTCGCTCCGAAGCGCTCCACCTCTCGGACCCGGCCGACATGCCGGCGATGGCCGAAGATCTCGACGACGGCCCACTCCCAGCCATCCTCCTGCGGCGTGGCGGCTTCCACCTCGACGCTCACGATTGCACCGCGCCGGCCTGGGCCGCCTCAGCCTCGATTTCCTTCCATTCCTCGTCTGAGAGGAGGGCTTCTTCCTCCTCGGTGAGCTTGCCCCGGGCCAGCCGGAGCCCTCGGGCGCCCTTTGCGGCGCCCTTCCTGAGAGCGGCGATGACCTTGCCGCGCGGGCTCTCGGGATCGATCTCGACCGGCGTTGAGGCAGCCGGGCTGTCCGCGGAGGCCGCGGGTTGATGTCCTGCCGCATGGTCTTCGGGATGCCCGGCCTCCTCTGACGCGGGCTGGCCGGCCGGCTCCCTTCCCGCGTCGTTCTTCCCCTGCCCACCGGCCGCAGCGAACCCGTCCAGCCCCGCCCCAGGCTGCTGCTGCTCCGAGGGTCCGCCGGCGCCTGCCTCTGCGGCCTTCGCCTGCCCGAGGGGTGGGAACGTCTCATCGAGGGAGGCCATGCCGTCCTCGACGGCCTTCATCATGGCGATGATCCGCGCGATGTCGGGAGCGAGCCATTCCCCCGCGACGCGGCCGATCACAGCCTCGACGCGCTTAATTTCGAGCTTGGGCTCAAGCTTCTCGACCGTGCGAGCGCGATACTCCGGAAGCCGCTTTCCGATCTTGTCGACCAGGGCGTTCTTGGCTTCCTGAAAGGCGAAGTCGGCGAACGTCTGGAGCGCGTTCGTCACGACGTTCCGGATTGCCTTGGACACGCCGATCTGAAACGCGATGTCGAGGCGGCGGGCCTCGTCAGCACCGCCCATCTTGCTGCCGCTCTTGCGCTGCTGGAACGGGCGGGTCAGCGCGAAGCCGGTCTCGTAGTCGGTGAACCGGGCGTAGATGAGCCACGAGTCCCCAAGATCCATGACCCGGGTCTCGATCTCGCAGTTGCCGTACATCCGCGCGAGATCGTTCGCGAGCTTGATCGAGGCGCCCTCGATGTAGTCGGTCCGGTTCTCCTTCCGGTTCTGAACCGGGAAGCGATAGTACCAATCGTCGCCGGCAGCCGCGGCCAGCGCTCTGAGCTTCTGAAGCACCTTGGCTTCATCCCGATGCACGGCCACGGCCTGGGCCCCGAACACGCGCTCGGCGGGCGCACCGAACGCAGCGTTCGGAATGGTCATGCCCGTTCCCGGGGAGGGCCCCTCTCCGGATCGCGCGAACGCGTCCAGAGCTGATCCGCGGTCGTCGCGTTCCATGATTTCGACTTCGCCCATCGTCGTGCTCGCTCTCGTTTTCAGGGGTGCGGAAAGGGGTCAGCGGAAGGCCGCGGACTCGCTCTCGAAGATGCGGACGCCCGCCAGCTGCCGGCCGCCCATTCGAACGAAGGTGCGGATTGCCTTCTCGACATCGGCGCGGGGCAAGTACGGGCGGATTATCTCGAGCGGCACGGCCGCGAGATCCGTCACCTCGAACTCCCAGGTGGTGCGGGTCGTGACGACCGTCCCGGTTTCCGTCCGCACCCGAGTCAGGTCCACCGCGCTCGCCTGCGCCGCCGCCTCGGCCGCGCGCGTCCGATCGGCGGCTTCATCGGCTTTGTCCGCAGCTTTGGCGGCGGCTGCCCGTCGGCCTTCCTCGGTAGCGCGGGCCGCGATCTGACGCTGGCGCTCCTCTTCCTCGCGGGCCCTGCGGGCCTCCTCCTCGCGCCGGCGACGCTCCTCGGCCGCCTTTGCGCGCTGGTACTCGGTCGCCCGCGCTTCGAGGGCTTTGGTGACGCGATCCAGGCGTTCCGTCGTGGCCTTGAAGAAGCCGTCGATCTCCCGGCCGGCGGTAAGGTGTGGCTCCTTCTCGGCGACCCGCGCCGTGTCGAGGCTCTTGGCCAGCGTGCGGGAGGTCCTCACGATATCGGCGACGGTCCCGAGGTCCCCATCGTTCCGGATCGACAGCGGAGCTGCGTTGGCGCGCGCAGCAAGAGCTTCCACCTCGCGCAACAGCACAGCATGTTTGTCGGCCAGTATGTCGACCGCGGAGGGAGGGTTGTTGTGCCCGATGCCCGGCGTGGCGATAGCTGCTGACATCTCGTTTTACTTCCTCTTGCTGATACGCAGGACGCGGCTGGTTGACGGCGGGACGTAGTGGCCGGCGCGAGCCTGGCTCGCCCAGCTGATCCGCCAACCCGGCACGTGAGCGCGCTCGTGGGGGCCGATCTTCGCCTTGATCTCGGTCTCGATCTCGGACACGCGGCCCTGGAGAGACCTCACCTGCGCAGCGAGTTCGGCGCGTTCGTGCAGGATGACCGGCAGGCGGTTGTCCGTGCTGAGGTCCACCTCGGTGCCGACGTCGCTCGGATGGAGCGCGGCCACCACGTCGGCGTCCTGGTCGTAAGTGACGGGCGGCTGCCGCCCTGCATCGATCTCGGCCCAGAACCTGGCGACCGCCCGCCGGATGCGCGCCTCGGCCGCGTCATGTCGGACGATGGGAGCCTCGTAGAACTCGGCTCCGCCGCGAGCGCCGATCACCAGAACCACGATCGTCGCCCACGACGCGCCGATCAGCATGGCTTCGGTCAGGGTTTGGAGCTGATACCCGAGCGGAGCCACCGCCATGCCGTCGTCGGTTCGGCCCCAATCCTGCTCGAACAGGTCACCGCGAACCGTCTTGCACTGCACGGCCCCGACGCCCTCGCGAGCGGGATCGACCGCGACGGCATCGGGCGTTGCCCCGAGGCGGATCGTGGGATCGCGGAGGTAGACCCCCGCGCGCCGCACGTCCCAGCTCGGCCGCTCCTCTCGCGTGGCCTCGATCACGGCGGCCTCAAGCCAGCGGCCACGCCGCATGTTGGCGTCATCTTCCTGAGGCGGAATGGCGCCGGTCTTCTCGGCCCAGACCTTGAGGGGCGATCGGTATCGATCGACGCCGCAGACCGCCGCCACGTCCGATGCCGTGACATCCTGCCGGCGCATGGCCAGCCAGGACGCGCGGTCGGTGACAGGTATGCGCTGTACGGCGCTCACCTGCCGCCCTCGATGCCGGCGAGCTCCAGGAACTGCGCGCCGGTCACGTCCTCGGCAAGCATGTCTCGCGCGGCCTGGACGGGCTCGACCTCGTCCTCGAACGCGGCGGCGTAACCCCAGTCGTTGAAGTCCTCGCGGCCGAGCCCGGTGATCCGCACCACCTCGGCCTCGACAGCCTTCAGCCAGCCGGAGAACGTCAGCCGACCCGCCTCGAACTCGCCGGTGCCGTACAGCCCGTCGTCGACCTCGACGCTCACGACCGGCCCTCCCAGCCGTCGTCGTGTTCCGACATAGGTTCAGCCCGGCGCTTCGGTCGGAGAAGCCAGTTCAGGCCGTAGGCGGCTGCGATCGCGATGGCGGCGATCACGACGAGCAGAACGACCGCCTCGTAGAACGAGGCCGCTGTCTCGTAGGCAATCGCCTCCGCGGGGGACGAGAAACCGGCGGCCCTGGCTGGCAGCGCCCAGACAAAAACGCCGGCGAAGATCGCCGCGCAGGCGGCAAGATCACGGGCGATCTTGAGCGGCGTGTCCGTGTCTTGCTTGATGGCTCGGGCTACATCGATCGCCCCGTCCATGCCGGCGTCGATGTCCTCGGCGGAGAAGCCCCACCTGCGGAGGTCGATGATGACTTGGGCCTCGGAGCCGAGATCGGTGCCGTTCTCGATCAGCCACCGCGCCATCGTCTCGGTCGGGACGATGTGCTCGCGCACCGGACCCTGGTTTTGCATCTGCGCCTCTCGTTCCGAACGGAGCAGATGATTTCGGAAAATCAGAACGCGGTCAATCCCTGCATTTCGGGAAAGCGAAAATAATTCTTGACCGCTTCGGTTCCCAACGGGCAGAAGGGGGCGGGGGGTCGCGCGGAAACACCCCCTCGGAGATCGTGGAGCTCAGTACCCCGGAGCGCCTCAAGGCGCTCTCCAGGAACGTGATAGCTCTACCTCTTACGGTTACAGCACTGGATGACGCGCGAGAGACGGACCGGTCTCGGGCGCGGCTTCGCGCGCCCGGCCCGCCTCCGGTCCCACCTGAGCCCTCCCCGCAATTCACTGCGCTGATTCTGTCCAGGGCGCGGCGCATTGACTCACTCTGTCAACGTGAACAGAATGAGAACAGAAGCGCACGGGAGAGAGATGAGGATGGCCCTGAGATACCCGCCGTTGGCGCAGCGAGCGAACCCGATCGAGCCGATCCTGGTCGCGCGCAGGTTCCGGTTGCAGGTGCGGTGCAACGACTGTGGCAAGGAGGCGCTTGCCGAGGTCGAGATGGCCGATGAGCCGCACGACCCCGCGACGGAGGAGGACTTCTACGCCAGCGGCGCCGTGAACCGCCTCGAGCCGAACTGCGAGCGGTGTGGTGGCGGAAGCGTCACGATCCTGCGGTGCGCCTACATCCGACAGCCAACGGACGTGTAATCCCGATGGCCGCCCTAACCGCTCATGCTCGCGTCACAGGTCGGGCCGCCCTGATGCAGCCCGATGCCGCGGAAGACCTTGCGATCCGCGTGCTGACCTTCCTCGGTGCCGATCAAGAGCGAGGCGCGCGCTTCCTCACCGTCTCGGGCTTGACCCCGAACACGCTCCGGTCAGCTGCGCGTTCGCCAGCATTCTTTCTCGGCGTCCTCGACTATGTCGCGGCGGACGAGCAGCTGCTCCGGTCGTTCGCGACGGAGAACGAGACGCATCCGCAGACCGTCATGGCCGCCCGCGAGGCGCTCTCCCCGAAGCTCGAGCCCCCGCCGGACAACGAGGGGCCCGCGAGAGGTTCGATCGTGCTCCAGTGCAAACACTGCGGCCAGACCGAAATCCGCAGACGGCGCGACCTGCCCTATGCGCCAGCGAAGGCCGTCATGGTTCGCGTCGATCGGTGTGGACCATGCGGGGGCGGGTTTCACGGCGGAGAGGAGTGGCTCGACGAACGCGGCCGGGAGGTGGAGTGATAGGCTCGTGCTCGATCTCTTCGGCGAGCATGCCGTAACGAGCCTCGTCGTTCTCATCGGCCTCGAGCGCCGCCTGGAAGACCCGGAGCTCCGCCTCCGCCGGACGGTCTCCGATCATCTCTGCAGCTCGCCCATCGGGAGCGGTACCGGCACGTTATCGAAGATGAACCGTACCAAGCTCAGGATCTCGACCGTCGTGCTGTCATCCGGGTCGGGGTTGTGAGGGACGACGATCGGCTTGTGCGCCGGGTTGCTGGATCGCGGGTGAAACTCGGTCCGATCCGGGAATGTCCGAACCTCCTTCACCGAGCGCTCTCGGAGCTGCCCGTCGTTGATCGTCTTCTGGACGACGACTTTCATCCCGTTCGCGGGCTTCAGGCCCACGTCCTCGAAGGCGACACAGATGATGTAGTCGCCGTCCCGGATCGGCCGCGGCTCGGCCTGGTTCATCGAGTCGCCGCCGACCCGGTATGCGATCTGGCGGGCGAAGGGGAAGTCCGGATCTCGCGGAGCTGAGATCGTTTCACCCAGGTCGTCGTCGAACACCTCGGTCTGAAGAAACGCCCCCGCCTGAACGCGGCCGTCCACGCGCGCCAGCGTGAAGTTGCGGCTGGCGGGCGCCAAGCCCGGCCGCAAAGTGGGCAGCGTCTCTGCCTCGAACTCCTCAAAGGTCTGCAGCTTCGGAAGCCTCGCTGGGTCGAATGGCGGCTCGACCTCCAGGTACGCCGCGATGACCGGGATCTCGTCCGCCATTAGCCGACGTGTGCCCTGGAGCAGCGAGGTCACGGCCGAGGGTGCCCGTCCGAGGGCCGCCGCCAGCCCGACCTGGTTCTTCCCGGGCTTCTTCAGCCCTTCTCTGATCCACGCGATCCGATCCGTCATGCCGGGACATTTCTGCACTTCGGAAACTCCGTCCATTACGGATTTCAGAAATTGCGCTTGACAGTCGTTTCTGAAAATCCGAAATGCGACGTGCATGGAACCGGCGCACTCGATCATCAAACGGCTCGGCGGCCCTGCCGCCGTCAGCGCTCGTCTAGGGGTGGCCTACACGGCCCCTTACCGATGGCAGCATCCGCCGGAGAAAGGCGGATCAGGCGGGCTGATCCCCCAGAAACATCACCCGGCCCTACTCGCTTTTGCGACTGAACTGGGCGTCGAGCTTTCGGCGGCCGACTTCCTGCCGTTGGAGCTGCCCGCCGCTCCCGAGGCGGTGTCGTGATCCGACCTGCCGACCGCGCACGCACACGTCCCGCGTGGCCGATCTGCGCCGCTGCCGCTGCCATGCTGTTCCTGTTCGCCTGCGTCGTGCGGCTCGAGCCCAGGCCCAGGTTTGAAGAAATCGACATCCGCTCAACTCCCCACGCCGGGAAGATCTCAGAGCGCATGTCCAGCGTCACCCAATCATTCCCGGAGAACGTTCGATGAACAGCGACCGGCGTCTCTCGCCTCGCAATCGCATGCTCAAAGACGTCTTCCGCGAACTCGTGGACATGGCCGGCGGGACAAACCGCGCGGCCGACAAGACGTGCGTGAATGCCTCTCGCATCTCGAACTATTGCTCGCCGAACGACCCTTCGATGCCGCCCGCTGATGTCGTGCTCGATCTTGAGCAATCGGTCATTGAGGCTGGCGGCGACCCGATCTTCACCCGCGCCATGGCGGACGTGGTGAGGTTCACGCTGATCCCGCAGGCGCAAGCCGAAGGTCCCGCAATCGATTACGCGAAACACCTTGGCGACGTCGCCTCGGAGCTCTCGGACGTCGTCAACTCGGTTGCGAAGGCCCTCCCCGGTGGAGTGGACGCCCGCGAGGCTCGGGACATCCACGAGCAAGTGAACGATGCCGAGGAGGCGCTCGCCAGGCTGAAGCGCGACGTGGCGCCGGCAGCGGCTCAAGTCGCGCCGATCCGGCGTGTTTCCTGATGGCCCAGACGATCGAGAGGACCCTCGCCGAGCTGTCGGAGCGCGTCGGGTGCGCGCTGGATCAGTGCCGCGACGAGGGCGGCATGGTCTCGGCCGGGTTCGTGATCGAGGGCGCCCTCAACGGGATCGCCTGTTGGCTCCAGCGCGAGCTCGGCCCGGCCGTCGCCTACGAGGCGCTTCAACGGACCTGCGATGCGATCGCGCGACGCCTAGCGGACGATCAATCAGCGCTCAAGGGGAGCCAGCATGGCTGAGAACGTGAGAAGCGGCGGCGGGAAGCTGCCCGGAGTGCAAGTGCTCAAGACGATCCTGTCGAGAGCAGCCAGCATCGAAGCAGATCTCGCCGAGTCTCGCGGCGAACTTGGCTCTTTCGTGAAGGATGCTGAGGAAAAGCACAACATCCACCGGAAGGCGTTCAAGCTCTCGCGGCAGCTCGTGAAGATGGACGAGACGAAGCTCGCCGAGTTCCTCAGGCACTTCGACCACTACCGGAAGTGCTTGAAGATCGACGAGCTCGCCGGCGCCGACATGTTCGACGAACGCGAGCCGGACCCCCAGCCGGCGAACGACACCGCTCCGGGCGCCGCCGACGCAGCGGCTGCAGCCGCCAACTCGGAAGCTCTCAAGGAAGGGATCAAGCCGAGCCGCTCCAAGCCGAAGGGCACGGACGACGCCGCCCAGCCAGCGGTCCACTGAGCGACCTGGATCGATGAAGAAGATCGCCTTCCTCGATCTAGCGACCAACATCGGGTGGGCTTCCGGCCCGCCCGATGGCGATCCCTTATTCGGAACGAAGACCTTGCCGTCGACCGGCAACGACATCGGTCGGTTCGCCCGCGCCTTCGACGAGTGGCTGAACGACTTCATCACCGTCGAGCAACCGGCGCTCCTCGCCTTCGAGGCCCCGATCCTCACGAGCGGCAAGACGCATTTCGCGACAGCCCGGAAGCTCACCGGCCTCGCTTGGCACACGGAGTTCGTCTGCGGGCGGCGCGAGGTCCATTACTTCGAGGCGAACCTGTCCAGCATGAAGAAGGATTTCGCGGGCCACGGGCGCGCGGACAAAGACGACATGATCGCGGTGGCGCGGCGCTACGGCTGGAATGTCCGGACCGAGCACGAGGCCGATGCATGCGGCGGCTGGGCCTTCACGGTGAAGCAGAAGGCGCCCGCGTTCGCGGCGCGCTTCGCCGCCGGTCCGATGGGCGCGCGGCCGCTGGCGAGCTTGCCGGCATGACCCCGATGCCCGCCGCGGATCTCGCAAAGGCAGACGGGCCGACCCTGTTCCTGGAGGCTCGCGACTTCTGCCTCTCCAAGATGGCGGACCTCGTCGCCTGGAATGAGCGCGCCGGATGCGGCGGCCCCGCGCGGCAGCAGGCGGACATGTTCGAGGCGATCGCGACGGTCTTCGACACGGCGATCAAGTCGAGGGGCCGGGCAACCCTGAAAGATTTGGCGGATGCGGCCCGCGAGACGGCGAAGGCCGCGGCGGCGAGGAGGCAGTTTGATGCGAAATCGTCGGATGACGCCGGCACCGATCAGCCGAACCGAACTGGTTCGCCGGATGAGCCGCCTCAGCGATGACGGCTACATTCTGCACGAGATCGCGGCTCGCGTTCGCATCTCGCGCAACTGGGCATGGCGCCTCGCGCGACGGCACGGCATCCGTCTCGATGCCGCCCAAGGTCGTCGCCGGGTCGTCTGTGACCTGACACCGGAAGTGCTGGACAGCCTCGACGCGCTAGCGACAGACGCCGGCGTGGCGCGTTCCGAGATGCTCGGACGCATCGTCCGCGTCGTGCTCGAGGACCCGGCGAGGCTTCGGCATCAGCTCGGCAAGCTCGCCCTGCCGAAGCGACCATACTCCGACTCGCCCCGGCCCAAGGGTGAGGTCCGGTGAGCGCTGCGACCCGCGGACCCGCCGCGGACCACCTCGTCGTGCGGCTCGCCGATGAGGGGGTGCCAGTCGCCGCCATGGCCCGGGCACTCGGCCGGGCGCGCGAGGACCTCTACCCGATCCTCAACGGTGCGCGTGAACGGGGCGAGATCGTCGCCATTCCGGCGGCCGACTGGCCGCCCGGCACGCGCCGTGATGAGCGCCGGCCGACGGTCGCGCCGCTTCGGACAGCGGACGCCGATAGCCTGGTCCTGCCGCTCATGCGGCGCTTCCGGCTCACCACGCTGGAAGCCCGCCTCCTGGCTACGCTCCTCATTCGGGCCGAGGTGACGAAGACCAGCCTGCACCTAGCCATGTCCGAGCGGGAGGAGCCGGACAGCGACATCAAGCTCGTCGACGTCAAGGTCTGCCACCTCCGCCGCAAGATGGCGACGGCGCGGCTCGACGCGCCTTTCGCGATCGAGACGATCTGGGGCCGGGGATACGCGCTTCCGCGAAAGGCACGCGACGCCGTTCTCCGCGCGCTCGGCAGCCAAGAGGCCGGCACGTGAGCGGGCCCGGCGACGAGGCCGCGGCGGGTCGCGACGACCCCTACCGGGCATTCCTGGAGGCGAAGATGCGGCTGGCGCCGCTTCTCGGCTTCGAGGTCGCGGCCGAGGACGTGAACCCGGGCCTCAAGCCGCATTGCCGGGCGATCGTGCCTTGGGCGCTGGCCGGCGGACGGCGGGCGATCTTCGCGCGCTTCGGGCTGCACAAGACCTCTATGCAGCTTGAAATGGCCCGGCTCGCCATCCTGGAGACGGGCCGGCCCGCGCTGATCGTCCTGCCGCTCGGCGTTCGCCAGGAGTTCGCGCGGGACGCCCGCGAGCGCTTCGAGGGTGCGTTCGCGGTCCGGACCAAGTTCATCCGGCGGCCGGACGAGATCGAGATCGCCGCGCCGGGCGAGCCGCCCATCGTCCACCTCACGAACTACGAGACGATCCGGGACGGCAAGCTGGACCCGGGCCTGTTCGGCTTCGCGTCGCTCGACGAGGCCTCCTGCCTGCGCGCCTTCGGGGGCTCGAAGACCTTCCGCGAGTTCATGCGGCTGTTCGAGGCCGTGGCGCTCCGCTTCGTCGCGACCGCGACGCCCTCGCCGAACGAGTTCATCGAGCTGCTCGCCTACGCGGCCTTCCTCGGCGTCATGGACGTCGGGCAGGCGAAGACGCGTTTCTTCAAGCGCGACCCGGAGGCTGCCGACAAGCTCACAATCCACCCGCACAAGGTCCGCGAGTTTTGGCTCTGGGTGTCGTCCTGGGCGATCTTCATCCAGCGCCCGTCCGACCTCGGCTTCTCGGACGACGGCTACGTGATGCCG